AGTATCTAAACAACACGTCTGCATACACAACCACTCCAATAAAGTACTTCGACGACACGATCTACGTTACAGCTATAACTGGCCTTGAAGTACAAAATCCTGACCAGTTAACAAGTGAAGCAGGTACATTTAGAAATAATTACGCTACTATTGTTAATAAATACGCAACTTTTGCTGGTCAGCAAAGAAAAGATCACTTGTTTATTGCTGACTTGCCAAGAAATATTTTCGTTCAAGGTACAGACTACACACCTATCAGTGATCCAAACAGTAGTTTTTCACTGCAGTATTATGCCCCAATTAGAAATGTTCTAAATGCATTCAATACAAGTTATGTTTGCACCTATGCAAATTGGGTCAAGGTGTATGACAATATCTTAGGCAACTTCTGTTGGGTACCTTTCTCTGGCCACGCTGCAACAGCAATGGCCAATACAGATGCTCTTTATCAGCCATGGTATGCACCAGCAGGCTTTACAAGAGGTAATGTAAACGGTATTGTAGATATTGCAATAAATCCAAAACAAAAACAGAGAGATCAACTATATAAGATTTCTGTTAACCCAGTATCGTTCTTCCCGAATGAGGGTTATGTAATATACGGTCAAAAGACCTTATTGAAACAGCCAAGTGCATTTGATAGAATCAATGTAAGACGTCTATTCTTAAATCTGGAAAAGGCAACAGCTAATACAGTTAAGTTCTTCGTATTTGAACCTAACACATTATTAACCAGAACAAGAATCGTCAATACGTTAACACCTATCTTTGAAAATGCAAAGAACACTGAAGGGTTATATGATTACCTAATCGTATGCGATGAACGTAATAACACTCCAGAAGTTATTGATCAAAATGAACTTGTTGTTGACATCTATTTAAAGCCAGTAAGAACAGCAGAGTTCATTCTAGTTAACTTCTACGCAACACGCACCGGAACAAACTTCAGTGAATTAGTTGGCTAATATATGACAAAAGGTCAAACAGTAATATTCGCAACATCATTCGATACAAACGAGCGTACCGGGGTTATTCAAGAAGTAACCTCGGTAGGCTATCTTATCAACAATACATGGTACAGTAAAAAGGATATAAAAATTAAAAACATTCTTTTAGACAGTAGAGTTGATGTATCTAATAAGCAACTAATACTTGGCTAATTAAATAATTTTATGGCAGACGTAAAACAAACAATCGCAGATTTTTACACACAAGCACAAGCAAGAGATTTTTCACGTACAAATCTTTTTAGAGTGCTAAACATTAACTTCGGTGATGGTAGCACTCAGGTGATTGGTGAAAATGATCTTGTTTACGCTAAAACAGCTACATTACCAGCTAAAAGCATTACCAATGTTCAAGCCCCATATATGGGATTAAATTTTAATATTCCTGGCGTTGCTCAATATCCAGGCAGTGAAGCATATGTTATCAATTTTTATGCTGATGCTGCTCAAACTATTAGAGAGAAGTTTTTAGCTGTAGTAAACGACACATTTAACGACGCAACAAGTACAGGTAATTATTTCACACCAAAGCAATCAGCTGTTATTGATCTATTACAATTAGATAAGCAGCTCAACAAGATTGCGCAATATCAATTAGTAGGCGTTAGTATTAGAGAAGTTGGTGCTTTAACCTACGATATGACATCGACAGGTGATATACAAGCATTTGACGTTACTCTTGCTTACCACTACTGGAGAAAGAAGTAAAAGACTATATATTAAATTAATGCCACACGGAAACGTGTGGCATTTTTTATGATTAAATATTTCTATGGCAGGTATACTAAACGCAGTAGGTAATGCAACGACAGGATTAGCTACGTTAGGTGGTCTTACTAGACCTGGCGGTTTAGCAGCTCCTAGTGTTATAGCCTCAAACATTGCAATTCCCGGGGTCCCCTTAATCAGTTTTAGAGATTACTTTTTGACGACTATGGAGTCGTGGGTTACTTCGATTCCGTTAAGAACCCAATATATTGCACTTTTCTCAAGTTTTCCAAGTTTGTTAAACACAAATGTTTTGCAGAGATTGGAGCCTATACAGGGTAATAAAGCTGGGTTTGATATTGATAAAGCAAAAGCTGCTTTAGCAAGCTACCCTTTACAAGGCATAGTGGGTTGTATATTTTTAGACGGTGCAAGCATACCTGATGATTCTGTAGCTGGAGGAAATGCTCCTATTGAAAACAATAGAGGCTTTATTCAAGGAAGTATTCTTGAAGGTAGAGGTGCTTTTTCAGACAATAACTTAACACTACAGTTTAGAGAGACAAATACTTCGTTCGTTGATATGATTATGAGACCGTGGGTTATTTTAGCCTCACATAGAGGTTATGTTGCTACCAGATCTGCACAAGATAGTGTAAAAACTAATATAACTATATTGCAGTATTCTAGAACATATCAAAATATTTCCCAAATACCCCGTAAAGTGTGGAACTATTACAACTGTGTTCCTTTAAGTGTAGGAACTCGCAACCTATCTTACGATACAGAAGCACTGGAAAAATACGATGTTCCCTTTATATACGATAGATATACAGTTGAATCAAACTTATACATACCATTACCTGATATTATTTCCAAAATAGGTAAAGGTAGCTTACCAAGAATATCTCCACTACAAAGATGATTTCCAATTACTTCAATTTTAACGTTAACAACAAAAACGTAAAATTGAGAGAAGTTTCTTTTTACGAATATAAAAATATTTGTAAGAAAATTCTTACAGACGAACTAGATGATCTTAATATAGTCTTTAATGAAATCATAGAAGCAACTACAAAAGGCCCTTCATTAAATTGTCTTGAAAAATTTCAATGCTTAATGTTACTGCGTAATTTAATTTACGGTAAAGAATTTAATTTTATTTACGACGATAAAAAGATACACACAGATTTGAGTCTTTTAATGAACGGGGTCAAGTTCGATATTCCAGACATATGTGTTGAATCTGACGGAGTATTATTTACATTCAATACACCGAATAACTTTTATAGTAAATCAATGGATGACGTAATCGTAGATAGCTTAAAAAAGATTTTAATTAAAGATAGAGAGATAAATTGTAGTGAACTTTCTTTTAATCAAAGAAAACAATTATTAGATGAACTATCTTTACCTATATATGAAACGTTTTTAACTTTAAAAGAAAAACTACAAGATTTAAATATAACGTTTTATAAAGATGCAACAATAAACATATATGACGGTTCACTATTATTGTTTCTTAAAAGAGTGTTTCAAGATGATATGATGAACTTATATAGTTTTGAATATGCGTGTATTAGAGGATTAAAATTATCAGCAATGGATATGGAGAGGTATACATACCCTGAATTAAAAATATTCTTACAGGAGCTTACAAAAGAGGCTAAAAACAATAAGCCTAAACCAGACGGTATAGATATTGAACAATAGGATAACTCTTTAAATAGTTAGATGAGTAACACTAATTTTAATGACATTCTAAATGAAATCGCTAGTTCTAAAGCACCATTAACTAGTTACTCCCCTTCTCGTAAAGAAACGGTGCAGATGTTACCGTTAACTCTTTCACAGCAAAAGAGTATTATTGAAACATCAGTTGACACGACTTTAGCAGCTTTATTCTTTAATAACACCTTTTTTAAAATCCTTAAACAAAATGTAAAGGATGATATATCAAAGTTTGATACAGTAGACCGTGTGCAGTTTGCTATTCAACTCAGATCTCAGCTATCAAACAAGTATGTAAATAACGGGCAAGAGTATTTGTTAACTGATGTTTTAGAAAAGAATAAAAAAACCAATCACAACATTAAAGAATCTCAAATTGTTTCTGACAATTATATCTTTACAGTAAAAAATCCTAGCTTAGTTTTAGACGATAGAATAAATTCTATTCTCATAAACAAATATAAGAACGAAAATTTAAATGGTACCAAACTTAAAAATCTTATAAGTGATTTATTTGTTCATGAAATCTTAAAGTTTGTACCAAAACTTAAAGTAAATGATAAAGAGGTTGAATTGCAT